ATACGCATACGTTCTGTTGTACCACCTGTTGCAAACCGAATATCACCTACACGATGTCTAAAGTTCACATGGTCTTGACGATATTGAACTTCACCCAAAAGAGTGGAGGCATCGTTTTCACGAAATTGGATTTCACCTATGTCATCACTTGACCGTCCAAGTATAAGTAGTGCTTGTGCATTTGAATTGGACTGCACTGAAAGAGGAAAGCTAGGCGAAGTAGTACCAATACCCACACGATTGTTAGCACTGTCAACGTAGAGTGTTGATGTGTCTACTGTTAGGTCACCTGACATTGTAAGGTTGGTAATACCTGTGTATGCACCAGTTATCCTTGCATCTGGCACTGTGCCACTGTCTAGGTTATCTGCGTTTAGACTAGCTACACTAAATGTACCATAGCCAACTATGTCTACCTCATCTCCATCAGACAAAGCTGAAGCAAATGTTACTGTATCTCCACTGGTAACTGTAACGTCAGCTGTGGACATACGCACACCATTGACATAGACATCTACATAACCTGCATCATATGTTAATGTATTACCATTAGCATCTGCTCCAGTTACACTTGTTGGTGTACCACTAATGTCATAGTGATATCTTTGAGATGTGCCATTGATAGAAGAACCTGCATTTTGCCATCCACTTGCACCATATACTTTTAGTGTGTCTGATGTAGTATCAAAGTATAAGTCACCTAAGTCTGTTGAATCAGTAGGTGCAGAATCTGATATACGATAGACTTCTGCAAAATTATTAACAGAAGCAAGATTAGTTGCCACTGTGTTGACGTTAGCTATAGAGCCACCAACAGAGTTAACGTTGCTTATATTAGTTGCTACTGTGTTAATGTTTGTAGAGTTAGAGTTAACTGAGTTAATGTTAGTTTCATTAGCTGCAACAGAGTTTATGTTACTAGCATTACCTGCAACAGAGTTTATGTTAGTTTCATTACCTGCTACTGCTGTTACATTAGCATTGTTAGTTGCAACTGTTGTAACGTTAGCAGAGATTCCTGCTACTGTGTTAATGTTAGCTGCATTACCTGCAACACTTGTGACGTTAGCAGAGATACCTGCTACTGTGTCAATGTCTGCATTGTTACCTGCTACTGTGTTTATATCTGCAATATTAGTTGCTACTGTTCCAATGTCTGTTGCATCTCCAGCTACTGCTGTAACGTTAGCAGAAATACCAGCTACTGTTGTTACATTGTCTGAGATACCTGCCACAGTGTTAACATTTGCAATGTTAGTTGCTGTTGTGTTTACATTAGCTACTGCACCTGCAACAGTGTTAACGTTACTTATAGCACCACCAACAGTGTTGACGTTAGCTATGTTTGTAGAAACTGTGTCAATATCAGATACAGCTTCGTTCAAGTCATCAGCAGCAGTCTCAATCTCTGAGATAGCTTCGTTAAGGTCATTAGCAACTGTAACAACATCTGCAATGTTAGTTGCAACTGTGTTAACACTTGCTATATTTGTTGCTACTGTTCCTATATCAGTTTCATCACCTGCCACAGTATTAACATCTGCAATGTTAGTTGCAACTGTGTTAAGATTAGGTATATTCAAAGAGTTTAACTGAGCTTTATCAGCTGGAGTTAACCAAGTATTCTCTAGGTAATCCTTTGTTGCAGCATCTTGAGCATTTGTAGGATTTGCAACATTCTTTATTACTTTACTTTCTGCATCCCACTTACTGTCTACATCTTCTTGGATAGTATCATCAGTTAAGTCAACAGCTTCTTGGGATGAGTGAAAGATTTGTATGTTAGCATTGTCTAAGTCTTCTTCAGTTAGCACTGAACCAGAAGCAAAGTCTACTGCTCTTGATGTTAAATCAGTGGTACGTCTTACTTGTACAACAGTACTACTAGCAGGAGCACTAGTTAATTGTACCTGAGAAGCTGATGGAAAAGTCAAACCTGTTTCAGCTACCCCATCAACTGTAACACTAATCTCACTAGTCGCAGTGTATGTAAAGGGGATGTTGAACGTAGTTGTAACGTTGTCCCCAGTATAGTTTTCATATGATAATGGCATTTGTATTCCTCGTTATTAATGTTGTAACTTTAGGTTTAGTTAGCAATAGAGTCTGCAATTCCATTAAATAATTGCCTAACTCCGTATAAAGATTGAAAAGGTGCTAGTCTTAAAAGCTTTCTCCATTCAGATTCTGTCATATCACCTTCTGCCATATTAGCAGCACTATCTACAACGTTTTGTCCTATCGCAAAGATAGGTGGAGTAATTGCATAAGTATTACCATTCATAGCACCTGTAGTTAATTGATAGATATATGAAAACATACTAGCTGCTCCTACTTGTGATATTGCACCTATAGCCCAGTTCTCAGGCTTCATACGTTCTCTAATATATTCATCAGCATCACTACGTCCAGCAGCATTTAATTGCACTCTAGCAATGTACATAAGACCACCCATAGCTCCAGCTGATAATAAAATTTTACCTACAGAAGCATCTTTATTAGTTAATCTAACTCCTAATCTTTGAGTTTGTTGTTCAAAAGAACCTAAAGTAAAGTTCATAAACTGAAACATTGTTCTACCTATTTGAGTAGATTTTAAGAATTTATTACTAGAAGCTATATTAGTCTCTTGTACATTAGTTCTAGCATCTTTATAACCCATAGCACTAAAGGCTTCTCTAACTTCTGGTTTCCATTTATCAATGTTTAACTTAGTTACAGTACCATTAGGAGCTTTCTTAACTAAATTACTTCTCATTACTTTAAGTATTTCATTACCCATCTCATCAGTAATACCAAGCTGTTGTCTTTTAATCTTAGAGAAAGGTAACTTTCCTTTTGCAGCAGCTAAAGCCCACTCATTAGTAAAGTGTAACATTGATAGTCTACGTAAACTTTGTGTAACACCTGTTAAACCAGATAAGTAAGCTACATTTTTCTGTGCACCATAAGCTCCTTTTTCTGCTAAAGCTCCAAGTTTTCTTAAACTAGAACCTTTCTTATGATATCCCATACGTTCAGGAGAGATGACATCACCTACTTCTTCACTATCAAAACGTGTAACAGCATTCCATCTACCTAAAGCTACTTCATTACCTATTCCTAAAGTTTCAACTAACTCTCTCATTACACCATCAGGTAATCTACCTTCACTAGCTTGTTGAAAAAGTTGTTTATAAGCAGGAGCAGATTTTAAGATAGTCATAAAACCATACTCAAACATAGCATTACTAAGTTCCATAATGGCTGACATACCTGACATACCCATGTTAACAGCAAAAGAATAAGCTCTCAAAGCTACGTTCATATCAGCTAAGTTTCTAGTTTCTTCTCTGTTCTTAAGGCTGCCTGTGATACCATCATACATAAACTGAAGGGCAGCTTTTTCTGATTTAATTTGGTCTTCAGTTAATCCTAATGCTTTACGTTCATCATCTATTTTTGTTAATAAATCATCAAAACTACTTTTAGGAACATTAGTATTTATACCATTTCTAGCTAAACCAATAGCTCCTGATAACTGAAAGATATAACTATTGACAAGTTGTTCAGCATCTTCTTCTAATAAATCTGTGAAAGCTAAATCTTCTAGTTCTCCTTCTTTATTAGTAACCTTTATTACAGTACCTTCATTTAATACTAAACGATTTCTAGCACGTTTGTGTGATTTAGGAATATTATTTTGTGTTAATATCTCTGTTATAATGTCTAATTCTTCATCACTCATTTCTTTTTTGGTAAATTCTTCTCTTATAATTTTACCTAAATCTTCAAGAGTCATCTCATTAGCATCTGGTATATCTTTCTTTGCTCTCTTTGGAGACATTATACTTAATGTATAAGCTTTAGCTAACCTATTTATGTAGTTATTAACTGAGTTAAGACTAACAGTCCTTCCTTTGTTTTCTAACATTTTAGAAACTTTGTCTTCTATATCTAGTTGATCTTTACGTATAGCAGTTTCAACTAATTGTGATATATGTTTTTCAGCATCAGCTACACCATACTTTTGAACTATTCTTTGAATTTTATCTTCATTAAAAATACGTGACATATAAAAAGGATTTTTACCTAGTAAAGATTTACTAAAGCCTGAAACATCAGCAGCTGCAGCTAAAGCAGCTAGTTCATTTTGAACTCTTTGTATTTCTTTTCCTACTTTTTCTACATCTTTAGGCACATTAACTGTGTCTATGCCTCTAACGTAACGTGATACTGCTCTATTAAAGTCTTCTAAAGGTAATCCAGTTTGTTTCTTCCAGCTCTTTTGTGCTCTAGGTAACATGTTAGACAATCTATGACGATATATCCCTTGTAACCTTTCAGCTATTTCTGAAGAAGATTCGTTAGTAGCTACCTTAGCTCCTTTATAACCTGTAAAGTTAGCTCCTAAAGCTCTACCACCAAAACGAATCCAAGCTAAATCAGATTGACCAGTACGTGCTCCTGCTGATAGTATCTGTCTTAAACCAAACATATTCCAACCAGCTTGTTTAGGTATTTGTGCTACATCTTCAGTTTTTAATTTAGTAAAAGATTCAGCATTAATACCTGTTGCAGATTCAATAAAAGATTCTCCTGAAAGTTCTCTTTCTATTATTTTTTCTGATAAAGCATCTACGTTAAACTGATCGTAAAACAACTGTTCAGCAGGGGTAAGTTTCATTCCTCTTACTTTCTTAGAAGCCAATAAAGCACGTTGTCCAGCCCTCTGAAAAGCTATTCTACCTGCATTTAAACCACCACCTAATAAAGCACCTGCTCCTCCTGCTATCATAACATCATTAATATCAATGTCATATTTAACATTTGCTCTTAAACTTTCAAAAGCTGCTGCTTCTAAAGCTGTAGCTGCTGCTCCTATTTTAAAAGCTCTTTTAGCACTATAAGCTTGTTTAATAGTACCAGCAGTAAGAGCAGCTAAACCTCCTGCAGGACTAAAAGCACTACTTGCTGCTACTATTCCACCTACTATAGCCCATTCAGCTGGGTCAAACATAACTGAAAAAGCATTAGCTGTTACTCCTGTCCACCCATCAGCTTCAAGTTGTTTACGATTAGCTAAAGTTTTTAATGCAAACTCTCTTTGCTTTAAAGCAGTAGCAAGTCCACTATTCATAGCATCATCTAAAACTTCTTCAGCTGCTATTGGGGGTAAACCTTCTGTTAATTGTTTAACTAACTCTGGAGTAAAGTTAGTTATAGGTTTACCCATAGGAATAGAAGCTTTTTCCAATCCATCTACAAGAGCAGATACAGAGAAGTTTTCTCCATAAGCTGTCCCTAAACTATGAAAAATGTTTCTGTCAGCTTGTTCCCTATCTTGTTTTATCTCATTTGATAGAAGTTCAGATTCAGAAATTGTATTAACAATAGGTAATACATTATCAGATTCCTCTACTTCTTTAATACCTAGAGATTTAAGTAAGGTTTGTTCAGCCATTTGATTTCCTTTTTAATTATAATGAGAACTCAGCATCACTCACAGCATTAGCCATCTCAAAAGCACGTTCTCTAGTTTGTCTAGCCCATTTGTTTAACACTACTTTACCATCTTTAGTTTTGCTATACAACATTTCAAACTTAGCTTTAGCTAGAGCTTTATCTTGTTCAGGAGAACCTTCTTCATACTGTCCTGCTTCTTTAACAGCAGCTGTAAATTTCTTCCAAGTCTTTGGAATATTAGTTACACCTAATTGATAACCCATACTAATGATAGCTGATTGTGCTTCTTCAGGTATGTTTCTAAAACCTTCTATTTCTTTTTCTAGATAGTTACCAATCTTCTGCACCTTTAACTTAAGAACTTGAATGCCCTCTTCTTCTGTAACATTCTTAATGTCTCTTATAAGGGCTTTCTCATCTTCTTCTAAAGCAGGTAAATAGAAACCAAAGCCTACTGACTTATTCTTACCATCCTCATAAGGGATACTGGAAAAGCCTTCTTGACCTGCTATCATATTAGCTGTTTTATCTTCTATAGTATTACCTTCTATTATCACTTTATCTCCTGTTCGTTGATTACTAGGCATGTTACTAGTTGTAAATTCACCTACTTGAGTATCGTCTAAAGTAGATGCACTTGCTGTACTAATAGGATTGATTAAGTCTAATAAAGAAGATTGTTTATCATCCTGTGTACTTGGCTTACCTAATTCATCCTGCATTTTTTTTCGTTCACCTGCTATAAAAGTATTAATCTTTTCAATTATAGGGTCAGTTAAAGCTTTACTTAACTCTGTTGACAAAGCTCCTATTGCTTCTGAGTTTTGAACCATAGGGTCACCAAAAGAATTTAGTACATATGTAGCTACATCCTTTATACCATCTGCTATATCTACAAGAATGCCCTCTGATGGAGGAGTTACTTGTCCTTCTGTACCTAAAACCTTTGGCATTTCTTTTCTTTTAGGATTAATCATAGACAAGATATTACCAAACTCATCAGCTACAGTTTCCTCTTTAGTTTCTGGATATAAAGCTTTATCCAAAGCAGAACCTATAATTATATCAGATGGTGTAGTATAGGTTGTTGTAAGTACAGGTCTATCTTGAGTCTTAATAGTAGCCAAAAATTGATTAAACTGATCTTGACTTCCTAACATATCACGTTTAGTAGCAGACTTCTCTCCTATCTGTCCCTTAAATCTACCTGTTCCATCATATACATTTAACTGAATCTTATTAGGATTTTTTACATCTGGTTCAAAACGTAAATCATAGTCATTAGTGTCATATAAATCAGGAACAAAATCTTTAAGCCACTCTTTTACCTCTTTAGATTTAGCTGCTAACTCATTATATTTAGGAATTATTTCTCCTGCATTTACACCTATATCTCTATCTGTGTTTAAAGCCTTATAAGCATATTTTACTCCTGTTGAAGAAGTAACTACTTGATAATC